TCCGTAGACTCCAGATGTCGCCCTCAACTCGCCGCAAGGTAGGTATCTGATGGACCAAGCGATCGGAACATTTCTGACGCTGTTCACGTCGGATGTCGCTGTTGCCTACAACTTTCAAAATTTCTACATCGGGGAGTCAAAGACCTGGGAAGGCGACTCCTACAGCTTCCTGCCTTTCGGATTCAGTGGTGCCACGGTCAGCCGAGAGGGCGACAACGTGTCAGCGCAAACCGCGTTCCCAAACAATGAACTAAGCCGCACCTGGGCAACAACCGCCGTCTCAGAGGCTTGGTTCCTCCGCGCTCACACTCTTAAGGTTGATGCCACTGGCGAGCCCCTGCAGCTGATTAGCAGCTACACCGGCCAGATCACAAGTGCCAGCTGGGATGATACCGCCTTGATCCTCAAAACCAGCAGCGTATTGGATGCTGTGCAGCCAAACATCCCGAACCGGCGCCTCAACCGTAACCTTGTGGGATCGATTCCTGTAACCGATGCGATCCGGCTGTGAACGCTTTATCGGGCTTGGCTACGAGCTAGGAGCAGACGGCAGCAGCGGAAAAATCGACTGCATCCACTTGGTTTTGGCGGTGCTCGACGATCTCCAAATCCCGCACCCCCCAATCAAGGACAGCTGGTACGAGGGGCGGCGGAAGATGATTTTCAGAGACCTGTACGACTGGGGCGAGCGTATTGCCAACCCTGTCTACGATGGTGACGTGGTGCTCATCCCAGGGCAGAACTGGACTTTCGGAGTCACATGGCAGCGCGGAATTTTGTACGTCAATCAAGCGCTGATGGCGGTGAACTGGTCACCGGTCGCTTTGCTGCCCAAGCTGCACGCTTTCCGCTACTGCCCTACGAAAAGCAGCTGATTGACCTGCTGGGTTGCAGCGAGGACGAATATCGATATTTCAGACAAGAGGCAGAACGCCGAGGGAAGGTAAGACCGGCGGCGTATGACCACATTCCTGACATACAAAACGGTCCTGATGCCGGTCTGTATATCGCCATTGCCAGTTTGCTACTGGGTGTGGCATCGACAGCCGCCAGCATCTTGTTGGCACCAAAGCCTGGTTCGACTCAAGAAGAGCAGATCGAAACCACGACCCAAGAACTTGCTGACGCCACAGGTCCAAGCCGATATAACACCACCTACGGTTTTGAGGGCAGCGCCGGCATCGCTACCTGGGGCGAACCGATCTCCATTCCGTTCGGCAAATTTGGCGGAAATACTGGCGGTCTGCTGATCACACCGAAGCTGGTTTGGAGCCGTCTGTTCAGCCTCGGCAATCAGCAGCTGGTCAAAGCTCTGTACGCCTGCGGTGAATGGGGCATGGCTTTCCCAAACATCGAAGGCATCTATACCGGCAACGCCCCGCTTGACTCCGCCTATTCCCACACCTTTGCGGTGTATTTCCGCCAGGGCGAAGGTGACAACCGGATTCAGGCCAGCGACCTGCGCTATGGAACGCGAGGCACACCGGACAGTGGAGACCCGGAAACCTACCCGGACATTTTCACTTGCCCATCGCGCAACGGGGAAAACGACGAAGCCTTTTGCTACACCTACACCCCAAGCAGCAACAACACGTTTGGCGTCTCGCAATCCGTTGTAAACGGGACCGGGCTGCGTGCCATGTGGCGCGTGATCAGCATGGTGTACACGACGGGAGACGAGCAGAAAGGCAAACTCATCCGCGATCGGATCAAGATCTGCGGCAATGACTGGGGCTCAATGCCCGGCGTGGGACGTGAGTACGTCCGAGGTCTTGGAATTGTTCAATACAACGGCGCAACTTATAGCGAGCGAACGGATGTTCAGGTAAGTGTTAATGACGAGATCACTTATTACATTGCAAACGGCGAATACCCGGACATGTATGAAAGCAGCGAATATGGCACCAATCTTGACGATCTGAATTCAACTTCAGAAAGTGAACGGTATTCGGCTGATGCGTTATTGCAGTTGGGCGCAACCATCCAAATCGGGACATCCATTTGGCTTGTAACTGGTCGGGCAGCCTCTGCTTGGGAACCCGGTTCAGATCAGACAATCATTCTCAGGTGCATTGACACGTTTGGTGCCCCAATCGTCACTGTGCTGCCGACAGATCTTGTTTCTGATCTTGAGAGGGTCAATGAAGGGCAAGATTTCACCACAACAAATCACGTCGGTCTAAGCAGCACGGCTTTGGCGGTCCCAGCCCTGGGGATTGTAAAAACAGTGCGTCAAAGCGACGTAGTGGAAATCGGACTGAGGTCGCAGGTCTGGAACCAGGCAAGCGGAATGATGAACTGGTCTGAGGTTCCAACTGAGAGCCAGCTGGTTGACTTTGACCGTGGCAATGTGCAGCTGTCTGGCGGCACGATGAACAAATACTTGCAGCGGACAAGCGCCTTCACGATCAGTGTCCGACCTGGCGGTCAAGACGGTGATGGTTCCTCTTACGAGTGGGAACAACTCCCTGTTGAGTTTTGCATTCGCGGGCAAGAGCCTGTCGATCAATTTAACTTCCTGCGGTTTTATTTACCCGAGACAAACAACTACGAGTTCCGATTTGAGCCCCTGCCAGGCTCCATAATTGTCAAAAACTACGAAGCCGATCACCTATTCATCCACTTGGATGCCAAAAGGCAAACGCTTCTAACCAAAGAGTATTCAACTGCATACGGCACTTTCCGTATGGCAACGGCTGGCGTTGAGGTTGCCCAGCTTGAACTGATCGGACTTGCAGAAACCGGCGCACCAGATAACACCGTTGACTACACAAGCGGTCTTGATGCTTCTGAAGTCCTGCTGGACCGTTACGAAACGGCTGATTACAACGACACCCACGGCAAGGCCCACGGCTGGCGCGGCGAAGTCCTTGGTTTCCCGCAACTGAATCAAGGCATCACCAAGTCTGCGGTGGTGCGCTGCCTGCGCTCGAACGGGAAATCTGGCTACGTCGATGTTGAGGTCACCTGCACATCGCTGTATCAACCCCAGACCCTGACCACACCAGACGGTTACTCCCCTGCCCTGTACTCAGCCTGGATCTGGGACGCGCCAAGCTTCCGCGTTGTGGGCAGCGCTTATACGGGCGCTAATGATGCCTGGGAGATCGGGGAAGAGCTTTACTACTCAACCAGCATCACCAGGGACGAAAACAATAACAACAAATGGCTGCACCGCGCTTATACGGAAGGCGCCAGAACCGTCACCATGTACTGCACTCTGCAGGGCATTGGCGACACCTCAGCAACGTTAAATTTCGGAACAACAGATAGAAACTGGATCCCGGCTAGCCAGATTTCTGAAATCAACTATTACGGCACAGCTTGGACTACTAGCTGCGATAGCAACCCTGAGCACGAAATCAGCTACGTCAACGAGATTCGCGCAAACGAACCAGTAATCCCGACGTATTTCAACATGAGCATGTTCGGGCTCTGCTTGCGTTCGGGCAAGAACTTCACCAAGCTCGATCAGCTCCGTTTTTATGTTGCAGGCGGCATCCAGGTTTATCGCCACCTGACCGGCGATGTTGGACGCAGCAACCTGTTCTCCGATTTCGTCTATTGGCTGCTGACTGACAAGGATGCTGGCGCAGGCGATCGAATTAGTGAAGAGCTAGTCGATAGCGACAGTTTTGTTCGCACTGCCCAATTCCTCGACAGAAACAAGATCTTCTGCGACACGGTTTTGCAGGATGCCGTGAACGTGCGCCAGTACATCAGCGACACCGCAAAGATGATGCTGTGCAACTTCACGATCATCAACGGCAAATTCGGCTTGGAGCCTGCACTGCCTACTACCAGCACGGGCGAGTTGAGTACCGAGCCAGTACCCATCGCAATGATTTTCAGCGAGGGCAACATTATCGAAGGCACCTTCGGGCTTGAGTACCTGGAGTACGAGCAGCGGGCAGATTTCAAAGCCGTTGCAACGTACCGCTCCTCCGGTATGGTCTCCGCCACTGAGGAGTATCTGATCCCCGCAGGACTCCCGGAAGAATCCACCGTGCTGGTGCGTTATTTGGGCGAAGAGACCGGCAAGGAGCCGATCGAGACATTCGACATGTCAACGTATTGCACCCAGCGCAGCCAAGCCCTGCTGGTTTGCAAGTACCTGTTGGCAGCCCGTCGCCGGATCCGTTACAGCGTCAGCTTCCAAACAACCCCCGACGGCATCGCACTGAAGCCCGGCGATTTCATCCGGGTGCTGACCCAAGCAACGCCTTACGCCCCATACAACACCGGCGTGGTGCTTGCTGATGACAATCGGGTGGTGACGCCAACCCCGCTTGCCGATGGAACCTATGACGTGATCTTCTACCGCCCTGGGTCAGAGGCTGTCCAAGAAGGTCAACTGGTCATCGTCAACGGCGTTGCCACAGACCCCGGCTTGGCGGGCGTGGTCTTCTCAGTGCCTTTGACCACCGAGGGCAACGCTGCTGTATTCCAGGTGGAGCAACTTACACTGACTGAAGAAGGTCTGGTGGACGTTGTGGCGGTCGAACATCCCTGTGATGACGATCTTCGCAGCCTGATTGTTCAGGACATGCTCGACGATCAACTCTGGTACGTTTCCGAATGAGCTACCCCACCTACGCACCAAGTTCAAGGGCTTTTGATCCTGGTAATTGGCCGGTCAAAAGTTATTCATCGATGAACGGCACTGAGATCCGTTTGTTGTATGGAAGCCGCCGAACTGCTGCAACTTTTACGCTCAGTTACCAGAACTTGTCTGACATTGAGGCGCAGGAGTTCTTGACGCACTACGACGAGATGCTGGGCACATTCAGCACGTTCAGTTTGCCCACGTCTGTTTTCAAGGGTTGGAGTGGAGCTGCATCGGCTTTTGACCCGAGCGGAAGCATGTCGTTCCGTTATCAGGAGGCACCTAAACTGGATTCTGTTAAGCCTGGCGTCAGCAGCGTCAGCGTCAGTCTGATCGGAGTGTTGTCCTGATGGCTTACTACTCAGGCCGCGACGGCGAACTCCTGATTGATGGAGTCAAAGCAGGCAGAGTCCGCAACTGGAATGTCAGCGCAAGCGTTTCAACGCTGGACACCACAACGCTGGAAGACACCGACCGGACGGTGATTTATGGCGTGCGGAGCATGACGGGCAACTGCTCGCTGTTCTATTACGCCGACAACGCCACGACCAAAGCTGGCAATGACGCAAGCGTCCTGCTGAACAAGATCATCAAAGCCCGCACCACATCAACTGAGCCTGGTACAGCAGCTGACCCAGAGACCGTGACGCTGCGGCTGCGGATCAGCGATGGCACAACCTCAGGCAAATACATCGAAGGCTCAGTGCTGATCACGTCGGTGTCAATGTCGATGGCAGTTGGCGAGGTGCTTGCTGCTGAGGTGGCGTTTGAGTTCAACGGCGCACCGACTGGGGTGAACATCTAATGGCTGGCGTTTATCTCGGTGACAGCGGACACGTCGAACTCCGCCGCGTGGGTCTTAACAGCAGCATGTCAAGCGTGCTGGACCCAGCCGATGTCAATGTCACCCGCAAGCGCTTCAGCTTCGACTTCGAGATTGGGGCACTGATCAGCGGCGACCAATTAGAGATCGAGACGGAAGACGGCAGTGACCTTGAGCTGGTTTCAGGGCACACCGGACCTGATGGGCGCTGGTTTATTCACGTTGACGAGACCGGCGGCGTTCGTCTTTATGACACGTTTGCGGATGCCATCAACGGCGGCGAAACAAACGCACTCGCCCTGGTACTGCCATCGCAGAGCACCACGATCCTGGCTCGCACCAGAAATAGTTTGTTCCTCTGCCTAGCTGATGTCACCAGCTATGAGATGACCACATCGCGTGAGGCGGTGGATATTACTCTGCTGGGAAGTGAGCACCGGCAAAGTTATGCAAGCGGCTTGATCAGTGGTCAAGGTCGCCTGTCCTGCCTGTGGAAATACGAAAAGGGAGTTTGCTCCAGTACTGGCAACGTCGAAGTTTCGCATTACCTAGCCCAGCTGGTGCTTCGTTTACAGCAAGGCTCAGCATTTGACGGGCGTTTTTATGTGAAGTCATATGCCCCCGGACCCCTAATCTGGTGGGAGGCGCAGTGCATTGTCACCAACGTGGCGATGAGCTTTGAGCCTTCAGAGCCAATCCGTTCGCAGATCGAATTTGTAACCAGCGGTCCCGTTACTTTGCAGATGGGTCAGCCGCCCAGCTACTTGCTGCAAGAGGACAGCAGTTTGATCCTGCAAGAGGACGACGAAAGTGGCATTTTGCTAGAGGATTGACGCCCCTACAATGTCTCTAGCTGTATGACGTAACGGGCGTGGCTGACCTTCGGATTACCGATTTGCCCGCCTTAACGGCGGCGCTACTTCAAGCCACGGATCCCCTGGCGATTGCCGACACGTCGGCGTCTGAGACCAAAAAGATCACCGCCAAGGATCTGGTCCAGGGTGCAGTTGCCCTGATTGATGACGGCAGCATCCCGTCCGCCAAGGTCTCGGTTGCAATTGCCCCTGGCGCGATTGGCACCACCGAATTAGCCGACAACGCTGTCACTGACGCAAAGCTGGCAGACAGCAGCTCGGCAACTCTCCAGTCCGGCTTGCCCGCATCTGGCGCTTATATCGGTCAGCTTGCAGTTGATACCGCCACCAATAAAGCGTCGATCTGGGACGGGTCCGCTTGGGTTGCATTTAAGGCAGCGGGCAGCATCAACTCGATCACGGGCGATTCGTCCGGCGTTGTCCGCGTTACTGCTTCGCAAACTGGCGATAGCGTCACGCTCGACACCTATCTGGCTGATGCCACTGCAGCGCGTCAAGTCCTGATCGGACCCACCAATACAACGGGTGCAGTCCAACTCCGCCAACTGATTGGCACTGACCTGCCACTTGCCACCACGACATCAATTGGTGCTGTTCAGGTCAATGGCAGCGGCCTGACGATGAGTGGCGACCAGATCGTCATTGATAACTCGGTTACCGCCACTGAGGGCACGTCGGTCTATGGCGTTGTCGAATATGACGCAAGCGGTCTGGTTACCTCAGGTCGTGCGATCACTTCCGCCGATCTTCCCAAGGCAAGCACCGGCAACCCTGGCGCAATCCAGCCCGGCACTCAGTTCACTGTTGCAGTCAACGGCACGCTGAGTCACAGCAACACCGTCGCCACTGGCACCTATACCAAGGTCACTGTTGACGGTCAGGGTCACGTTTCGGCTGGCACGACGCTGGTTGACACGGACATTCCAGACATCCCAGCAACCAAGCTGACCAGTGGTTCGATCAACATTGCCCGGATTGCCGACGGCAGCATCACCGGCATCAAGCTGGCCGACTATGCCACGGTCAAGTTCGGTGGTGCAGGGTCAACGGCAGGCATCGTCACCTTCCCCACGGCTGAGTACGCCGGTGAGTTCTTCTGGGACGAGCTAAACGAAGATCTTTACCTATGGAGCGGCACCGCATGGCTGCCCGTCACAATCATCAGCGGCGAACTGGTCTTTGCTGGAACGTATGACGCAAGCGTCAACCAAGTCGATTCGGTCACCTCTGCCGGTACTGCGGTTGGTCTGACTGTCGGTGCTTCGCTGCCCGCTGCAGCCGATACCAACAATCGGTATTACTTAGTTGTTAGCACTTCCGGCACTGGCGCGGGTAATGCACCAGCTGGGGCGCTTGCTCCGCCGGACATGATTCTGAGTAACGGCGCGACTTGGGAGCTGATCGATGTCAGCGGCGCTGTTGCCGGTCAAACCGCAACCAATATTTCGTTTACGCCTTACGGGAATATTTCCTCGACCAATGTTCAGCTCGCAATTCAGGAGTTGGACGATGAAAAGATGGGCAGTGCCCTTACTGATGGGTACGTCTTTGTCGGCAATGCGAGCAACGAGGCAACTGGGGTCGCAGTTACTGGCGACGTAACCCTTGACAACGCAGGCGTCACGAGCATTGGCACTGGCGTCATCGTCGATGCTGATGTCAATGCCAGCGCTGCAATTA